AGCTACGTTAGATAGTTTACCTAAGAAAGAAGCTCTTAACCTAGTAGAAGAAGGTACAGGCTTTAGATTACCCCCTGTATTAATAGACGGAAAAAAGACAAACCCTATTGCTATAGTGGTAACTAAGAAAGACGAAAACGGGAATACAGTATTAGATAAAAACGGTATACCTGAAAAAGAAATTAAAACTGAAGCAGTTAACATAAAACCAGAAGCTCTTACCGGACAAGCAGTAGCATTCTCTCAGCTTGAAAAAGTATTACAAAATATTTCTGATAAGCTAACCCAACCTACTGGTGACAAATTACCTGCTAATAATCAAGAAACAGCCTCTACTAACAACGATCTGACTAACAGCGATCTGACTGATAGTGACTTAGACAGTGGTAACTTAGTAAGTAGAGATAGTGAAGGTGATATTCCTTCAGAAATACTTGAAGAACTTAGTAAAGATCTTAAAAGCATATCTGGAGATTTAATTACCAAGGAGGTAGAAACTAGAGAAGACCCTGACCTAACATATAAAGGTTATATACTTCAGATTAGACGTACCCCCGAAACACCCGTCCTTGCTCCTCGACACTTTGCTGTTGCATTAAAAGACGGAAAAGTACAATTAAAAGGACCAAATTCATTTAGTTCATCAAAAAAAGTACTTTTAGAGGAAATAAAATTTAGAATTGATAATCAACTTTCTTAACTTAACTATTTATATATATGAAACTCGATCAATTACGCAAAATCATACGAGAAGAAGTAAGAGCTGCCGTTAAGGAGGAGTTACAAGAAGTAATGAATGAAGCTGTTAAAATTGCTTCAGCTCCACAAGGCATGCAAAAATTCGCTGACTATAAGCCAGTCGTACAAAAAGACCTTAAAAGAACATGGTCTACAGGAAAAATGAATACAGGTACTGTACCTTTAGATGAGATGCTAAAAATGACTAAGGCATCTATGACAGGAGAAGAGTACTCTAACATAATGGGAGGGTCTGGTGCACAGAAACCTAACTTTGCTAGCTCTATGGCTAATCAAATGGGAATGACAGCATCACCTAATCAACCCGGAATAGATATAAGCAAATTAGACTTTGTAGCTAAAGCTAAATCAGTATTAGACAAGTCATACGAAAAAGATAGAAGTAGGTAATTATGGCATTTGAAGTTAAAAAGATCAACCCGTTAGATTTACAGCCTAGAAAAGCTGTCGGCTTAAATATTCCATTTAGAGCTAAAGACGTGTTTTCTTCTAACTATCAAACTAAAGAAGCTATTAAAAATAACCTTATTAACTTTTTCTTAACCGGTAAAGGAGAGAGATATTTAAACCCTCAGTTTGGTACTAGGTTAAGGAATATGTTATTTGAGAATATAAACGAAGAAAAGATAGGTGAAATTGAATCCATAGTTAGAGAGTCAATAAACATATACTTTCCTAGAGTTGAACCTCAAGAGATTAAAACTGGATCAGATCCAGACAACAACGTAGTTACCTTTTATTTGGCCTATAGTATAAAGGATACAAATATAGAAGATGAACTATTAATTAATATTGCTACATAATGGCGGAAACTAGAGACATAAAATATATTAACAGGAATTTTGACGATTTTAGATCTCAATTAATAGAGTATGCTAAATCCTACTTTCCTGATTCTTATAATGACTTTTCTCCATCATCACCAGGTATGATGTTAATTGAAATGGCATCTTATGTAGGAGATGTTCTGTCTTTCTATCAAGATAATCAACTACAAGAAACGTTTTTACAACATGCTAAGAACCCATCTAACTTATATGCACTTGCTTATATGATGGGATATACACCTAAAGTTACTTCTGTAGCAGAAACGATTCTAGAAGTATCACAAACAGTAGATGCAATAGGAATAGACAGTAAACCAGATTTTGATCAAGCAATAACTGTTGCTGAAAACAGCACCGTTAAAGCTACAAGTCAAGGACAACCTACATATATTATATCAGATAAAGTAGACTTTAATTTCTCTAGTTCATATGACCCTACTGAAATTACTGTTAAAACATTAGCAGGAGGTTCTCCTTCTGAATTTCAATTAAAGAAGAAAGCTCATGCTTATTCTGGGACTATAAAATCAACACAAGAAACCTTTAGCACATCAGAGAAGTTTGCAACACTAACTATCGATGACGAAAACATAGTTGGAGTACTAGACATTACAGACAGCGACGGAAACATATGGTACGAAGTACCTTTCTTAGGACAGGATACTGTATTTGTAGATGAACAAAACTCTACACAAGATAAAGCACAAGCACCTAACATACTTAAACTTAAAAAAGTACCGAGAAGATTTGTAAGTAGATTTACCTCTAAAGGAGTATTACAAGTACAGTTCGGAGCAGGAATAAGCACTGAAGATGATGCAGAGTTTTTACCTAATCCTGTAACTACTACCTACTTCCCTAGACAAGGAGTTAAGAGGTTAGACTGGGCTTACGATCCGTCAAACTTTTTATTTACTAATTCATACGGATTAGCTCCTTCTAATACCACTCTTACAGTTAGGTATATAGTCGGTGGCGGTGTTGAATCAAATGCACCTGCTAACTCTATTACAACTATAGATGCTATAAATACAGCAGCAGTAGATTCCTCTAAAGTTGCTACTTTAAACTTCAATAACCCACAACCTGCATTAGGAGGAAGAGATGGAGACACTGTTGATGAAATTAGAGAGAACAGCGCTAGATCATTTGCAGAACAAAAAAGAACAGTAACTCTACAAGATTATTCAGTTAGAGCATTAACACTCCCTCCAAGGTTTGGAACTATAGCTAAAGTATATGTTACTCAAGACGCTACAACTAGAAGCAACGAATCAGTTCTTGGAGACAATCGCTTAGCTCTATCGTTATATGTTTTAGCATATGACAATCAAGGACATTTAGTACCTGCATCAGACACACTTAAAAATAACCTTAAGACGTATCTTTCTGAGTTTATGATGTTAACAGATGCTGTAGAAATAAGAGATGCTTTTGTAGTAAATATAGGTGTGCAGTTTGAGATTGTTTCACTACCCAACTATCAATCAAGAGAAGTACTATTAAATTGTACATCTGAATTGAAGAAGTATTTTGCAAAAGATAAATTAACTATAAACCAACCTATTAACATATCAGCTGTATATACTGCACTCGATAGAGTAAAAGGAGTACAGACAGTTAAAAGTGTAACGCTTACCAATAAAGCAGGCGGTAGGTATAGTAGCTTTGGGTACGATACCAAAGGTGCAACTAAAAACAACGTATTATATCCTTCTTATGACCCTTGTTGCTTTGAAGTAAAGTATCCAAATCAAGACATAGAAGGAAGAGTAACAACAATATAACATGGCAATATACAGAATATATCCTGAGAAAGACACAACTATCCTAAGCAAACCAGATGCTGCAGGAGTATATGGTAATGCCGGATTAGATGAAATATTGGAAATTCGTTCATACCCTGATGACGATGGAATAGGCCGCTCAAGCCGGATACTAATTAAATTTAGAGATCGAGACATTAACAGTGCTATTAACACTAAAGTGTCCGGCTCCTATTCCGCTTCATTAAATCTATACGTAGCCAGTGCATCTGAACTACCAGTAGGGTTTAACGTTGAAGCATATCCTATATCATCTTCTTGGTCACAAGGTACAGGTAAACTACAAGATAGACCTAACAATATATCTGGAGCAACATGGAAATTTAAAGACGCAGGTACAGTACAATGGACAAACTTAGGAGGAGACTTCCTTACAGGAGACTTAGCTTCTTCTCAAAGTTTTGATGTAGGTTCTGATTTAGATTTAAATATAGATGTAACATCATTTATTAGTTCATCATATGCTAATACTACTGACAATAACGGTCTGCTGCTTAAGCTACAGGATAACTTAGAGAACGAAACTACCTCTTCTATTGTTCTACAATACTTTGGTAATGATACTAATACTATTTTTCCTCCATACTTAGAATTTAAATGGGACGATTCAATATATTCAAGTACCTTAAATGAATTAGGTACTGATATTGCTACTGTCTCTATAAAGAATTGGAAAGAAAAGTATATAGATTCGGATAAAGCAAGATTTAGAATATCTGCAAGACCTAAATATCCAACAAGAACATTCACTACTGGTTCTATTTACCTTACTGAATATAAACTACCACAGGATACGTACTGGGCAATTAAAGATGAGTTTAGCGATGAAATGATTATAGACTTCGATTCTAACTACACAAAGGTAAGTGCTGATAATACTAGCAGTTACTTCGACGTACATATGGATGCACTCCAGCCCGAAAGGTATTATAGGCTTTTGATCAAAACAACATTAAATGGAAGCACTGTAGTACTTGATAATAAAAACGTATTTAAGGTAGTAAGGAATGGGTAAGAATATCAAAATACAAAAAACCGTATACCAAAAAGACTCCTTCGGCAAAGTCGTCGATAGGGGGTTTAAATCCTTTGTGTCTGCAGAAGAAGCTGTAGATGGGAGAACGGTTAAACAGTTTTTTAAAGACTATGAAGATTTATATTTAGATATACCTGTAGAAGGAGACGGAGAATCACATAGGTACTTAGTAGAGAGAAGTAGTGAGTTATTAGATCTAGAAGATAATTTACAAGATATACAACCACTATTAGACGAGATAGCAGAGTTAAGAGAACAGCTTTTAGAGTCTCTAACTAAAAATATAGATTTAGAAATTGAGATGGCTAATTTAAAAGCCGGAACAGAGAATGGCGACAGTTAAGTACATAGTAAACGAAGTAGAGAATTTTGACTACACTACTAGGTCTGAGATAGAAATCAAAGACAAGGTACTGGTAGGCCCTCTTTCTATCAATAGTACCTACAAACCAGATGTAGATATTATAGATCTACACTTCTATACTCTAGACGGAGAGTTGCTAAAAACTCAACACGACTATAGAAACGAATCACAAACCCTACTCGCTGCTGGTGCCGGTAAAGATGGTGCTTCTAATATTGAAGTTAATCCTTCTCAAGATGCTATAGCTAACGGGTTTAGAAACGGTGACGTACTACTTACATATAACTTTATATCTGACCTATTCTCAGATAATAAAATAGCTAAAAGGTTTTACTTAGAAGAAGTTTCTGCTGACCGTACTGAGATTAGGCTTTTAACGTTAGAGTTAACAGATGAAGAGCTTGAAACTAACGTTCAAGTCATAAAAACTAAACTACAGAATAACGCTTACTTTTACGACTTTAAGTTAGACTTTGGTAAAAACAACGTACATACTGTAATTAATATAGACACACAAGAGTATAAAAATACCGTGTCTCTAATATTAAAGTTGTATGAACCTTTACCTAATGTATGGAGTAAAAAAGACCTTTGTAGAGTACTTGAGACAGTAGCTGATACAGTATCATATAGTGTAACAGTAGAGTCAAGACCCGATGTAATCAAGGTACCAAATCTTAAAGGTCCTAACTTTGATGTAGAATTAGATAAAGAGAATAATAACCCTACAGAGTTCTTCAATTATGACGAGTTATTTAGTTACCCTGTAACTAGTTCTTACTACTCTTTATTCTCTCTATTCAATGAAAAGAGTGCTCAAATAAGTATTAACCATACAGACTATTCTGATTTCATTCATTTTTCTTCTGCTGAAGAGCGTTTAAGAAACTTTAAATATAAGTTAGATCTTATAAATTCTTACGAAGATAGTATTGCCACCATAGCAGGTACAGGGTATACTAAAATAGGAATATCAGGCAGTGTAGACTATTACGAAGGTCTGATACAAGGTGTTGTAAAGAACTTTGACCATTACGATAAGTATTTGTACTATGAAAGTAGTTCATACTCTTGGCCAAAATCTAATACAAAGTCACCGTATACTAATCAACGTAGTAATACTAACGATTCTTTAGCATGGTTTGATAAACAAATAGTATCTGCCTCTAATTTCGATATAAATAACTACGATGTATTAACTAACACTATACCTACTTACTTAAGAGAAGATCCAGAAAACGAACCGTTACTGATGTTTACTCATATGCTAGGACAGCATTTTGATAACATCTGGATATACTTTAAAGCAACTTCTGATAAGTATGATGCGGATAATAGACTAGATTTTGGTATATCTAAAGACCTAGTTAGAAGCGCAATCGAAAGTTTTGGTTACAACCTTAAGAACAGTAACAGGAACTTAACCGACTTATTCTCAGCATTCACAGGTGATACTTACGATTCAGGTAGTACAGGTGAAGTAATCAATACATATAGACAAATTACCTCCGGTAGTGGATTAGAACATCTTCAACCAATGCCTGAAGATAACTACCAAAAGGAGGTTTATAAAAGAATATACCACAATATACCTTTCCTAACAAAAGCAAAGGGAACACATAGAGGATTAAGAGCCTTAATTAACTGTTTTGGTATACCCGACGGATTATTACAAGTTCGACAGAGAGGTGGAGCAAGAACAGATGGAGATAGATTCTTCCTAATACAACAGGAAGTAACAAGTTCTTTAGATAAGATTAGATTAGACAACACTGGTTCAATAGCATCAGGAAGTACCTTATCTAGGTATTCTAGTATAGTTCAAAAGACTCAAAAGTATTCTGATGACTTACATGATATTGAAGTAGGGTTTGACATTTCTGAACCTGCTAACAAAGTTATAAGGCTTAAATTTAGCTCTAGCTTTGACTATGACGACTTTGTAGGAGATCCTAGAGACGCTCAATCTGACAAGTATCATGTTTTAAATAAGATAGGAGAACAGGTACTTGAAGAAGGATTCTCTCCTTGGAATATTTGGCAGAATGTAATAGAGCAATGGTCATTAGCTGATTTTAATTGGAACGACGATCTATATTCATACAGAGAGCCGACTGACTTTATTAGGTTAGTTAAATTTTTCGATAATGTTTTATTTAGATTAATTAAAGATTTCGTACCTGCTAGGTCTAACGTAACAACAGGAGTTATTGTTAGGTCTCACATGTTGAATAGAAGTAAAGCTAAACAAGTTGCAGTTTCATATACTAATGAAATTATAACCGGCTCTATAGCAGTAGGTGAATCTAGTGGATCAGATGCAGGATCTTTTGGGGTTGCTAATAAAGACCCTTATACAACTAACTATCCACAGACGTTTGTATCACCTGTAGGACCAGTACCTAGAAACATAACAGGTGAAGAACCTAGATTTACAGGTGAGTTTAGCGGATCATTACTAATAGCAACAGACGGTGAGCTAAATAAAGCTAATCCGTTTAAATCTCAACAACAACCGAATACTGTATTTTCAGTAAGAGCTTTTAACTTCTCACTACCTATACCTTTATCGTGTACTGTAGAACTAGAAATAACTGTAGTAGGAGAATTTTATAAATTCACCCCAGTAGGACAAGGGCAAGTATCGATTACCTATCCAAAATATGCTCCATTTAGTAGCACTACTATAAGTCAATCTGTAGATTATGATACCTATCAATATATCTTAGCAGAAGCACAACCTAACTATCCATACTTTTTCGAAGGTTGGGGAACAGGTTCACTCTCTGCAAATCCTAAGATAATAACTACAAATAGATCTTTAACAATATATAAAGATACACACCCAACGGTCGATCAATACTACGCTCACTTTAGTACAGATTTTGCAGACAGGGTTATTTATAATATAGAGACAGAGTACGAAGGAGGAGCTCCTGACAATCAAGTATTAACAGGTATATATGGAGGACAGACTGGAGTAACTTTAAACTACCCTGAGACAATAAATCTCACAGGAAGCTTTACTTATAACCAAAACTGGAGTGCTTATCCAACAATGACAATAGAAGCACATGATGCAGTAGGAGCTGACTTTAGATTTGAAAAATGGGTCGATGCAGTAACAGGAAATGGAATAACTAATGCTAATCCATTTACATTTATATCTGGATCGATCAATACAGAGAATATAAAAGCGTACTATAGAATAGAATAATTAAAAAATGACTATACTAGAATTCAAAGGAACAAACCCATCAGACTACGGAGTAGGTAATGTAAACCTGCTGTACAGTGGTAGTATAGGGAGTGGGCACTACGAGCTACCTTCTTCTAGGTACCCTAACGTAGTGTACGATTCTAGCAGTATAGACAGTAACGGGGATACAGTTTACTATAAAGCAAATGCATTTTTCCCTCCTTACATCATTATAGGACTAACAATTCCTTTTACCAGTACAAACGGAGTATCACTAGAACAGACACTTAACCAAGTAACTTCAATTAAGTTCACTTTAGGAGCTGCTAGTGTGACTACCCCTGTGATAAATATATCTAAGCAGAACCAGTACTTTTATTTAGAGACAGATCCTACTACTGTATTTACTCTTCCACCAGAAGACGATACACAAGGTACACCTTTAGATATAGAGGTAGAATTTATCTTCTTACCTTATATAAAAGAGAAATTTGATAATAGTGATTTTAATGCACTACAAGGAAACGCAACAGGAATATTAAAGTCAAAAGCAGCTTTAGAAGTAGACAGAGATACAGACAACGTTAACCCTAGTAACCTAGCTGCTATTATTACTAGAACAGCTCAACCTGCTCAAATACAATACAGTAACTATACAACTCGAGGTTGGACTAATGCAAGATACGAAGGTAGTAAAAACGTTGCTGTAATACCTAGAGATAATCCTGCTCAATCATACAAAAGCTTTGTAGGGTCTATTCACCCTATGGATGCTGACGATGCAACTATATTATCCTCAGGTCAATCAGATCAAAATACTAAAAAACTATACTTTAATGTAGAAGAGACACCAATCTTATTCTCACAAACAAGCTCATTAGGAGCATGGGAGATGGTTAGAGATAGACCGTACGATATAGCTGGTTCGTTTCCAACTGTTAAAAGAACCCTAACAAACGCTAGTGCTAGCCTTGCAAGAAGAGTAGTAGCTTCAGGAAGTATCATATACGAATCAGAAGGTAATGACTTCATAAGGGTAGTTAACAAGAAAATACATGCTACGGATAAAGGTAGTATATTTATTACTGATGAATTAGGAATCATATATTATAGTGGTTCTTCATAAAACATATATATTAGATATTTATAATAAACTCAATAAAACAAAATGGGATATTTAGATAATTCGATCGTAACAGTGGATGCGATTTTAACTAAAAAAGGTAGAGAACTATTAGCTAGAGGGGATGGTTCTTTCAAAATTACTCAATTTGCCTTGGCAGATGATGAGATTGATTACACCTTATACAATCCACAACATCCCTCAGGTTCTGCACTCTACGGTGAGGCAATAGAAAACATGCCATTGTTAGAAGCCTTTCCGGATGAGACACAAATTATGAAGTACAAGCTAGTAACCCTCCCAAGAGGTACTTCAAAATTACCGATATTAGATTTAGGATTTAGTGCTATTACTTTAAAACAAGGTGCTTCTATAGCCATTACCCCACAAACGCTTAACTTTCAAGGTGCAACAACAACCTTTGAAGCAGCAGGGTATACAGCTACTATAGCAGATATTAGAGTACTAAATACTTATACAGGTGTAGGTATTAACACTGAAGAAGCTGAACAGTTAAACACAACTACAACGATTGGTACTAATGTATCGAAAGGGGTTATTGGAACAACAGTTAACTTAACAGCAACTACAATCAACACACTATTTGGAGACAGAACACAACTACAAACTACATTAACAGTAGTAGGTAGAGATTCTGGTGCTAGATTAACGATTCCAGTAACAATTACTAAAACTAACTAATTATGTCATTTAAAAGATTTGATCAACAAGACGTAGTAGTAAGTGCAGAATCAATTTCTACACCGGTATGGTCTGGTAACCAAACTACACTTAATACTTTTTTTACTTCTTCTACACAAGTTGGAGGAGCATCGGGTGATTACTACTACAATATATACCAAACAGGATCTACCTTAGATTCTTCAAGAGTACAGTTCTCACTAGCCTACGGTAATAAAAACGGTCTAGGTACATTATACTACAACGCCAACGTTCCTGGTAAAACACCTTCTTCTACTATTTACGGTCAATACCGCTCTTTAATACAAGGAGATGAAGATGCAGATTTTATTTTCGGAGGTGTCTCTTCAAACCACTTCTACGCTATATCAGTAGATAGAGCTAGATATAAAGAGAAACTTCTTCCTGGTACTTTAGATTTAGTACTTACTAATTCTGGAAGTGATGGAGGTATCTACTCTAGAAGATTAACCGATAATAGCCAAGTAACGAGTACAGTAACATTTACCGATGCAGGTAGAGTATATGAATTAGTTTCTGGTTCTTTAGGAACTGTTCATTCTAGTTTCCAATCTAATGGATACACTCTAAACAGTGGTTCTTATGGAAAGGTATATCCAGACATTGGAGTTATACTACTTAACGCAAATGCTTTTGAACAACCGTATGTAAGTGGTGGTTTAGATTTAAGAATTACTACTGCTCCAAATACAGTTACTTTCTCTGGTAGTACCACAAACCTTTCAGAAGGATACGATTTATTCAATAGAGGAGGACACTTTAGAATACAGTCAGAAGAAACAGTTGCATCTAACTTTGTATTTGTTAGAGCAAGAAATAATGAATTTAACTACTCAAGTAACCCGTCCTTAATTACAGGATCAGGAGAAATCAGACACAACGTTATGATTAACTCTCCACAGTCATATGTTACGACAGTAGGATTATATAATGATAATAAC